TCGATATCTGTTGCGATTTGACCTTTGGCGCTGGGGGAGGCAGGATTGGTAGGTTTAACGGTGACGATTGCATGTTCGCTGGTAGTCGTTCCTTTTTCTCTCTTTGGGAAAAGGTGACTTCTACTTTTGGACTTGTCGTTAACCGCAAGAAAACTGGTTTTTCTGAAACCTGGCTCGACTTGAACAGTCAGCCTTACCATGTCCCGACTTCCTCCCTAGTGCCTAGGCATTGTCTCTCTTTTCTTCGCCCCTTGAGGAACGACTGTGTTGATCTCCTCGGAGAAGTATGGAAAGGTACAAAAGAAATGCGGCATAGTGTACGCCAGTATGCTGTGTCGGTTCTCGCCCGGCACGAAATTGTCCTTCGGGACTTTTGCGTGGCCAACGTGCCTCGATATGTTGTCTCCGGACTGATGAAGAGATCCTGGTTTCGTCGGTGGCGGGGTTCTGACCCCGTCCCCCCCGTCGTGACAGGCGTCTCTCGTGCTGATGACGTTGTGGTTACAGATCCTCCTCGTGAAGATCTGTTTCCACTTGTCGATGAAGCACATCGTCAGGCCGAACGGGATCGTCTTTTGAAGTGGACTGGTCATCCTCTGGTCTTTCTTGCTCACCCTGTGTGGGATCTCAAGAAGACCTTTGATGTCGAACCGGGTCCCCAGACGAAGTCTATCCTTAGACGTGGTCGTCCCTCCCTCCCCCCTCTCATCTCTTCTAAACGTAGTTGTAAAAAAATTCGTTAAGGTAGTCAAGTGGCAGTACTCTTGGTCTCGCCCAGTCTTGGACTGGTTTGAGTCGGAGTTCGGTCCGGCCGGTTTTGCCAACTATCCTAAGTGGGGCCCTGATCATCCGAGGATGGTCCCCCATGCCGAGTGCCGCAATTACGTGAGGTTGAGATTCATTATCCCTGTTCCTCCGTCATTGATGCCCCCGCCTCCATGGGGTTAGTGGTGCTGATCAGTGGGCTAAAACGAGTGTATGCATACCAAAAGGCATGTGAGGAAAGTCTGGGCCCCCTACCTTCTGTGGTAGGATAAGCCGCGTACTCCCCTAAAGCGATTCGGCACGACAGTGTCGGTGAAAAGACCTTGCGATTCAGGTCATCGTCGGGGGGCGTGGGCCCATGCATTAGTACTCTACGGTATAGGGGCGGGCGTAAGTCCGCGGCCGGAAAATCAATTCCCGGTATACACTCG